GGATTAATGACAGAGTTAACAATACAGCAAGCATCAAGACATGCTGTTTATGTTCAAAGATTCGCTGGCCATCTTGCTAATGAGTTTGATCCTTATCTGGAGAATCTAAAACGTGAGTTGAAAATACTCATGATTGATGCACCGGAAGAAACTAAAAATATTAGGATCATAAATAAGCTAATATCTGACTATAAGAAAGCGGCAACAATTGTTTACGATGATTACAATAATGACGTTTTAATCAATGGGCTAACGGATTTTGCAGGCGAGGAGGCAAACTGGCAATCGGCAGCACTTAACAAGGCTGTTGATTCTCCGTCCGTTGTTCTATCTACTCCATCAGCGGCACAAGCCTGGGCGGCAGTTGTAGCAGAGCCTTTAGTATTTCCTGATAGTAATGGCGTTAAGATGTTAGACCCTTTCATTAAAGATTGGGAGCAAGGGCAGATACAAAAAGTTAGCGATATAATCCGAACTGGGTTTGTTACCGGTAGAACCAATAATCAAATTACACAGGATATTGCAGGCAAGAATGGATATCTACAAAATCAAAACCGCAAGAAAATTAAATCGATGGTTCGCACTGCAACGACTCACACAAGCAATTTAGCACGACAAGCGACGTTTGAGGCTAATGACGATGTGATATTAGGTTATGAATGGGTATCAACTTTAGACGGAAGCACCAGCGACACATGCAAAGGCTTGGACGGCAAAGTTTTTAAGAATAAAGATAAAAACAAACGGTTTCCCCCAGCACATCCTAATTGCAGAAGCGGCACAGCACCAGTATTAGACAAACGCTTCAATCTAGATGATAGCGTCAACACAAGAGCATCAAGAGGGTCGGAAGGCGGCCAACAAGTTAATGCTGAACTTACCTATTATCAATGGCTAAAAGAGCAGGGCGCACAAGGGCCAAAAGGCAGGGCATTTGTACTTGATACCCTAGGCAATGAGCGAGGTAAATTATTCTTAGACGGCGGATTAAGCGCTGATAAATTCAAACAGCTAACCCTTGATGAATTGTTTCAGCCTATCCCATTGGATAAATTGCGTGGAAAGCAATCTTTACAGTTGGCGTTTGATGCTAGTGGTGGTTAATTAACAAGCTTCTATTTAAATAGAACTCGTTCCAATATAGCTCACATTGCCTTGTTAATTTCCACTTAAAGTATGATGGCAAAGGTATTAGGTGATTATTTTTAGCTTCCTCAATAAAACATAAGCCGTTATTAATTTGATTCATCCAATTTATTCTATCAAAAGCATTCATTTTTACTTTTATTCTAGGTTTCATTATTTCTCTACCTTATTCAAACTAACATTGCAATACTGATAGTTCATGATGTCAAATAACTTGTTTAAATGATCATAAACTTGATGTATGGACATTTGCCCAAAGTCGTAATCAACCCAAACGCCGACAGCCTCCAAAAAACAATATGTTTCAACTTTATATTTATTTATTTTCATTTGATTCTTCTTATCTATTCAAACTCATTAAAATATTCAGCATGCGCCATTTCAGCGATGTGTTCGTCTTTAAGTTCGTCGATTTCTTTCCTTAGTTCTGCTATCTCTTTTTTAGCATCGCAATACCTAACATAAGCCCCTTTCCCGCTTTGCTCCATGCATTTACCATTAACCCCTCGCTTGTCGAAAACTGTACAGTTAAACCTTTTCATTATTTCCTACCGCTTTCTTCTTGACATCTAATTATTTTAAATATGTATTTGTCCTCAGGTGTGTGATGCCCTCCTGTGTTTCCTACCATTTCAATCCACCCAGATGTATTATTGTAAATCCTAAATTCTGAACCAATTTGCAATTCATTAAATTCGTATGGTGGATATGCTCCATTGCATTTAACATACATGACCCTGACGCCCTTCATTGCTGGATTTACAATAGCGTGTTTTTTCTCATTAATATTATGTTCCCGACAAAATGCCTTTTGGTAGTTAGCTATAATTTCGTTAAACGAGCCTATAAATCCAACTGAGCTTGGTTGCTTAATCATTATTTCTATACCTTAATCAAACTAACATTACAAACCATATCCAAAAGCAATGCATGGCTTTTATGATCCTCCTTCTCCCACCTACGATAAGTTCTTAGCGATATTAAATTATGATCGCAAAACTCAGTAAGTGAATAGCCGGCGTTTCTAATCTTTTTTGTTAGTATGTTCATTCGAACTATAAACTCCTTCTGGCTGTATCCACTTCCAGCCGAGTGGGTGTATAACATGAGGATTATGTTTTCTTTTGATGTCGTCTGTGCTTGTTAATTTTTTACGTATTTCATCATCACTTAATGATTCATTTCCATCAAATACACTTTCAAAACCCACTATAAACCCCTTTGTTTGGCATCATTGGCATTATTATGTGGCATCATTTGAAATAATACAACCGTTATTTTGAATTGGTTGAGAATGGTGTTAAACTGTAAACTAATAATTACAGCGCCAAGCGCTCAACATAACCTCAAGGGTTTAACATGTTAAAAGGTTTAGAAGGCATTGATTTAAGTTCACCGGATGCAGCCGCGCAAATTCATGCGCTAGCACTGGGTCTAAGCGACAAGAATGCGGAATTATTAGGTAAGGTTACTGATAAGGACTCATTGAGCGCCGCAGAGATTGCAAAGCTAAAAGGTCTTGAAGACTTTAAAGCAAACGCAGAAATACAGGCCGCGAAAGAAGCGGAAAATTGGACAGAGGCAACTAAGCTTCAAACCGAGAAGCATCAAAAGGAAATGGAAGACCTTGGATTGATTGGTAAATCTGATAAAGAATTAATTACAAAATTACTAATTGATGGCGGATTAAGTAAAGCACTCGACGGAGTGAAAATTAATCCTAATTTAAAACTGGGGGCTGAATCGTTACTTCGCTCAACAGCAATAATCACCGATGGTCAAGCCATGATAGGTGATAAGTCGTTAAGCGATGCAGTAAACGAATGGGCAGCAAGCGATATCGGTAAAGCATATTGTTTAGCGCCAAACAACTCAGGCGGTGACGGTAACGGTGGTGCTGGTGGTGGTGGTCAAGGTAAAGAAATGACACTCACTGAAAAGTCTATCTCAGCTAACAGCGTCAAATAATTTAAATTCATTAAGGAATTATCATGGCTGAAGTAAGAATCTCCGACATATATAACCCGCTGGTATTTTCAGCAGCGGATCAAGAAGCTCAAATCGAGCTAAATAACTTTATGGCATCCGGCGTAATGGTGGAAGACCCACGATTAACCGCGATGGCGAGCGTAGGTGGTAATACTGGCGAGTTGCCATTCTACAAGCCGCTTGGTACAGAAGAGCCTAATTACTCTAATGACGTAACCGGTGACTCATCAACCGCTTTAAAAGTTACCAAAGCTGTTATGCAGTATAGACTGGCGAGCATGAACAAATCATGGTCAACAATGGATATCGCTGTAGATTTAGCATTGGCTGACCCTGCAACGGCAATTACAAATCGAATTGGTGCGTATTGGGCAACTGCTAACGAAAAACGCTTGATTCAATCAACAATGGGTATCTTGAACGATAACGTTGCCAATGATTCGGGTGACATGGTTAAAAACATTGCCACCGATTCAGCAAGCGCAGTCACTACAGCAGAGTTGGTTTCTAATGACGCCATTCTTGACGCACAGCAGACCGCTGGCGACCATCAAGGCGGTTTCAGTGCTATTGCTATGCACTCAGTGGTTTATAGCCGTTTACGTAAGCAGCAGTTAATCACATTCATTCGTGATGCAGATAACAATACGTTATTTCAAACGTATGGTAATTTGCGAGTTGTTGTTGATGACTCGTTAAGCGCAATCGCTGGTTCAAACCGTATAACTTACACAACTGTCATTTTCGGTAGTGGTGCGGTTATATCTGGCTTAGGCCGCACTAAAGTGCCAAGTGAGCTATACCGTGACCCAGAAAAGGGCAACGGCGGCGGTCAGGAGACTTTGTATTCCCGTCGTGCTGATATAATCCATCCGCTAGGTTTTGCGTTTGGTTCTGCATCGGTTGCTGGTCAGTCTGCCACTCTTGCTGAATTGGCATTAGCTGCAAACTGGAATAGAGTTTGGGAAAGAAAGAACGTCCCATTATGTTTTTTGCAGACCAATGGGTAATATTTGAAGGGGTGTAAAAGCCCCTTTTTATTTAGGAAAATATCATGACAAAAGCAAAGCAAGTAATTGAAGAGATCGAGTTAACAGCTAACGAGCACAATCAATTAATTTGGTCAGAAGTTGAAAAGCTTCAAGACAAAATCGAGTTAATGAAGTCAGATTTACGACCCGCTGAACTCCCAAAGCAGGTTTCTCTAAACGACTGCAATATTATGGCGGGGAAGATAAAGCTTGAAGTGAGTAAAGTAGATCCTAAACGCCTCCAAGAAGAAAGAACCGGAGCATAAAAATGCCTAGCGTAAATCAATTACTACAAGACATATTAACTGCCACCCCAGGCGGTTCAGCTACAGGGTTTACAAAAACTTATTGGTTTGTCACTGAGAATGGCACGACAGCTATATCCCACGCAGGAGGCGCAACTAATACGTATCTGACAAATAGCGGTGCTGGGACTGGGACAGTTTCATACAACCCCGAATCCAAAGCTGCATTATGGAATTCATCAACGAATAAGTTTGATTTTACCAGTTTAAAAATTGGTGATGTTGTAAACATAACTGGCAAATTGACATTTGATAATTTAGCAGCGCAAGAAGTTGATATGTTTATAAGCGCAGCGGAAGGGACAACTTCAGCGCACGAACACCAGATCAACCACTCATACTATAAGACAGCAGCTACGGGTACAGGCATCACGTTTACTATCCCTTTCGTAATCACAAATGCAAATGAGCGTGATGGCGGGGCTAGATTTAGGTTTGCGTCTGTGCAGGCTGCATCACTCGTGGTGGGTGACTGGACAACTATAATCACAGCAGTATAAACAGGGTTTAAAATGGCACTAATAATTGAAGATGGCACAATCGTAGCTGGTGCCAATAGTTTTACGACCGATGCCGAGTTTGTGGCTTACGCAGCGTTACGTGGTTTTACAATACCGGCGACAGAAGCCGAACGTGACCCGTTACAAATACAAGCTGTGGATTACATTTTCGGCAAAGAATTTGATATGAAAGGTCAAAGAGTTAATAAAACTCAAGAGCTTTCCTACCCTAGAGAATACGTCTGCATTTATAACAAGGAATTATTAAAAACTGAAATTCCTAGTCAACTAAAAAAGGCACAGTTAGAGCTAGCAGTGCAAGCCTACGCCGCTGCATTGTTAATAACCGGCATAACTCAAAACCTCGAATCATTTAACGTCGATGGCGTATATTCAGAGTCATATCATAGCGGAGGAACATTCGAACATGTGAGGACTGATAGGGCAGATGTGTATCTTAACCCGCTATTAGAGAATAACGGGTCAGATAATATTATGCGTAGGGTTTAGTCAACGTAGTTCATTCCAATAAATATCGGAAGAACAAGAGGCGCAAAAAGTAAAGTTAGAAGGCTAACGTCATTATAGTGATAAGCACCAATAAAAGTTTTTCAATAAATTCATTCATCATCTTGGCATCCAAAAACTTTCGCTTTTCGGGTTGCCAGTGACAATAGCGCTACTAACCCCAGCCTCTTCACTTGCTTTAGCCATGCTCTTAGGCGGCCCAGTAGGCTCTTTATTAGGGTTGGCATAACCGTTAGCCTGTACTAATTCATCTTTAATGTCAGACAGCAGGCTAATCCGCTTATTGATTTTAAAGTACCAACAAAATACTTCACGTAATAATAAAAAAACACCGATTGAAATTACTATTGATAAAAATAATACTTGTGGGTTATTCATGTTATTTACTCTCTTTGTCAATTAGCTTTCTTTTATTGATAGGCTTCGTATATCCAAACTCAAAAAAATCCAAGATATCTTTGATAGTTTCTCCCAACTCATCCGACCTTGCGTTTACCATAATCAGATCTTCTCGAAGAGATTTAATTAAAACATCTTGTCTATCGATGTTGATTTTAGATATCTCATAATTAATATCTATATCATGTTCTATATTTAAAAG